GATGCAGTCTTTGCATCATTTGAAGAACAATTTGTTGAATTTGGCCCTATTCGATTGCGGCAATACAACGATTTGCTAGGTGGAGAGATTGAGGAATACGACCGGCAGCAACGGGAATCGGCCCAGTTGATGCTTCAGGTGAGTGAGATTGCTCGAACCATTGGCGAGCACCCGGATTCTGGGATGGATGCCGATCAGGCCTTCGCCCTGCTGAGCAGCCCTCAAACCGATGCCGCTCTCAAGATCTCCGTGGCCATGAAATGGGGCCCCCCGGGCGGCTTCGGGGGCGTTGCGGCCTTGTTGCCTGCAAAGGAGGAGCAGCACACCAGGATGATCACCCTGGCGGTGCTCAGCCGCGGCTCCGCCCAGGTGGATGGCGAATGGCTGCCCCTGCGGGAAGGCTGGAGCGACGCAGACTCCCGGGCGCTGCCGGGCAAACTCCGCACCGCCATCATCAATTTCATGGTGCAGGAAGGCAAGGGCGGGCCCCAGCCGGCAGAAGCGGGGGAGGCGGGAGGCGCCGGGGGGGGAAAGCCCCAGGGGGCGCCAGAAAGCAAACGATCCACGAACAAATAGCAAACCTACGGGCTTTTTTAGAGCGAAAACCAACCGATTGGAATAGCATCTACTTTCGCCTGGCTAGTTCTGATCTGCATGATCCCCGCTTTCATGCAGATCAATTCCATTTGCAACCAGTCGGCCACATCTTTAAGGCGGTCGAATGGCTCAATGAGCATGACCAGCAGAAGGCCAACATCCTCAGCCACACTACGGCCCGGCTGGCGGCGATCGTCCTGGCGATTGGATCCCAGGGCACGGCCAAAAGCGACCACACCGAATTTCTGCCCTTCTTGGCGCCACTCCCTGATGGCAAGCCCAACATCAAGCCAGCCGTGATCGCCACCATCGAGGGGTTGATTCGCGCCAGGCGTCTGCCCATGGCCATCGTCGCCCTGCTGTCGGAGGACATTCGCTCGACGATGAAACCGGCAGAATGACCAACAGGCAATTGGTTCGTTGGCAGGTGGGGAGGTCGATCTTGGTGCTGCCGTACTGCGGCTCTATGGCGATCGCAGCGAGCTGGACAAAGAACTAGAGAAACTGCGTCGATATACCGAACAATTAGAAAAGCAGGGCATCAAGGTCAAATTTGACGCCGAAACCGGCAACGCCACCCGCGAGGTGAACACCCTCCAGCAGAAGCTGGTGGGCCTGCGCAGCACGCTGGAGGCCGTGAGTCGGGGCATGGAGGGAGATGCGTCGGCCTGGGAGGGCCTCGCCGACATGCTCACCAAGGCGGGCAAGAGCGCCGATGGCGGATCTGGCGGCATCTCCAAAATGGCCGGTGGCCTGGCCGGCCTCAGCCGGGCGGCCGGGGTGGCGGTGCCAATCCTGGGTCAGATCGGCCTGGCGGCCATGGGCCTGCAGGCAATTTTCAACGGTGTGGCCGCGGCCGTTGGCTCAATCACCGGGCCCCTGCAAGCCCTGTCCCAGCAGACGGGCGAATTCAACAAACAGGTTGCTGAGGCCAGCATCTTCACGTCACAGGCCTTTGCCGTGATCGGCCCGGACGGCAAAGCCATTGAGGGGACCTCAAACCAGATGCGGGCCCTGCGCGGCCGAATCACAGGCGAATTCAAGGAAATCCAAAAGGAAGTGGCGATGATTTCGGGCGCCACATCCAGCCAGGTGTACGACGCATTTAATATCATCAGCCAGAACAACTCTGGATTGGGGAAGCAGGGCGAAAACCTTAGCAATGTCACCAAGCTTTCGACCCGCATCGCTGCGGCAATGGCGACGCTCAACATCCCTGGTTATCAGTTGCGAGGAGAGGCCAGCAGCCTGCTGAGCGGCAATGTTCAACCTGGTGATGAGTTGGCGATGAAGCTTTATGGCCAGGGTGCCGGCGAGCGGATCCGCACCCTGCAAGCAGAAGGCAAATACTATGACGACTTGATGGATAAGCTAAATAAGCTATATGACGGTCAGAAAGTATTAGCGGCATCTTTGGAAAACACACTAAGCAACTTTCAAGATGTGATGCAGTCAATAAATACAAGTGGTGGCCAGGGATTTGAACGTGGGTCAGCCCGTGCACTACAGGCAATTTTGACGCCGCTGACGGAATTAAAAGACACCTTTGGCGACATGATGCGCTCCATAGGCGAAGGCCTGGAGCCAGTCATCGTGTGGGCGGGGCAGGGTGCAGGCGCACTGGTGCCAGTGTTATCAGTTGGCGCCTCTATCATTCAAATTTTTAGCGACATCACAGCTCTGCTTGGGAACTTTGCCGGTACCATACTTACGCCAATCATTCAGAATACAACGGCTGGCCTTACCACAATTGCCAAGACGTTTCAGCTATTGGCGACTTTGGTTTCAACGCTGCTGCGGCCAATCACGCTGTTTTTCCGCCTGATTGGCCAGCAGGGTGGAGACTATAGCGATAACGCCTTCGACAAAATCAACGACACCCTAGATAGCCTGATAGAGAAAAGCGACAGGCTGGGTGCAGTTATCTCAAAACCCTTCATTGAAGCCGCCAAGGCTGCCGCCTGGCTGGAGGGCAAGGCCCGGGGGCTCAGCGACAAGGAAATCATGGCGCGGCAAGCCGATATTGCCGCCGAATTTGCCGACAAAATCGGCACCAACGACAAGATCAGCCTGCGCAGCATCAATGTCTCGCCGCTGGCCAAGCAGATGCAGCAGGAGGCGGAGAAGCGCTACGCCGGGGCGATTCCAGAAGAGAAGCAGCTGGCCAAGACCAGAGAGCTGGCCGACATCAAGGAGAAGATCTACAACAACGAGATCACCGCCCTCAACCAGGGGCTGGCCCTGCTGCAGGCCCAGCGGGCCGTGCAGGAGAAGCTGTTTGGCTTGGCCGATGCTCGGCGCGGGCTGGAAACCCAACGGGCTCAGTTTCAGGTGTCGGTGGCGGCATCCCCCGAAGCCCGCGCCCAGGCCGAAGACCGCCGCAATCAACTGGCCAATACCCAGGAGCGGCAACGGATTCGTGAGCGGGTCACCGCCTTGCAGTCGGAGAAGGCAATCCAGCAGCAGCAGCTGGAGATCAGCATCCGCCAGGCGGCCATCCAGCAGCAACAGCTGACCATCCAGCGGGCCGAAATCGACGTGCAGCGGCTCAAAACCCGGCTGGCGATGGAGGAGTTCTATCAAAAAGCCCAAAACGCTGCTCCCAACTCTGCTGAGCAGAAGTCTTTGCTTGCCAACTACGAATTACAGAAGGACATTCTCAACATCTATCGCCAGCAGCTGGAAGCGGCCGATCGCGCCGTTGCCCTATCCGCCGAAGGCGCCACCAACCTGCGCCGCACCGGCGCCCTGCAGCAGCAAAGCCTCGACATCCAGCAGCGGGCCCTGGGCGTCCAGGTCGAAGCGGCCAACCTCAGCCTGGCCCAGCAGCGGGTGTTGACCCGGCTGAACGAACAGGAGCAGGCGATCAAAAACAACCTCGCCGAACGCACCCAGGCGGAAACCCGGTTGCAGAACGGCCGCCAGCAGGAGATCGCCATGCTCGAGCGCCAGCGCAATGCCCAGGAGAAGCTGCAGGCGATCGAAAAAAGCCGTACCGACCTGGCCAAGGCCCGCCTCGATGCCAATGCGCAGGATGCCGAGCGCATGCTGTCGCTGGCCCGGGCCCAGGCCGATGCCCGCAACAATCCCACATCGGTGTCGGCGGTGATCGGCGCCCAGATCGAGGCCTTGGCACTCGGCCGCACCGGTCTGGTGAGCGAGGCCGATGCTGTCCGGGAGCTCTACAACGCCAAAGCCCGGCAGCTGAACCTGGAGCAATCGGTTGCCCGCCAGCAGCTGGAGTTCCAGCAGAAGCGGGAGGCCTCCGAGCAGCGGATCGCCCTGCTGCGCCTCCAGGTGGAGCGCACCAGCCAGAACATCGCGATCTTGAACCTGGAAGCAGCCAAGGAACAGCTGAAAAACCAGGCACAACGCGACACCCTTAGTGGCGCCACCGGGGCTGCGGCGCCGCCAGTGGTTGCTATGAGCAGCGGGCGGGGCGCCAACATCCTTCCGGGCACCAAGGGAGGGCCAAACTGGAACGAAGGCCCCGGATACGGCCGCGGCAGACTTCACGCAGGGCAAGACCTGGGCACAGACCCCAATGACCCGGTCGCGGCTCGACTAAGCGGCGTCATTGAAAAGGCGTATGCCACCGGCTTTGGCAAAGCTGGCGGGGCAATTGTTATCAGATATAACGACGGATCGCAGGGAACTTATGGGCACACCGTTCCTAAAGTTCGAGCAGGGCAAAGGGTATCTGCAGGTGAGATTATAGGGGCCATCTTCAATGATGGCAATAATAGTCACTTGCATTACGAATTAAGAGACGCTGCAGGGCGGTTAAATATGAATCCTGGAGCAGCGATAAGGGCAAGCGCCAAAAATCAAGTCTCCACTGTCCCTGCTCGCACCACCGGCACGGCCCCTGCCGGCCCGATGCTGGCCGCCCAACCCCTCGAAAAGCCGCTGAACAGCCTGGGCAACAGCCTCCAGGCCAACACCGACAGCATGGAGCAGACGCGCCAGTTGCTGGCCAACATCGACACCGCGATCAAAGACCTGCAGGAGGAATTGGGAGGGACCAGAACCCGCAATGAATTCGACACCGAAGCCCTGAGAATCAACCAGGCGCAGCAGAGCAGGGCCATGGAGGTGGAGCGGATAAGCGCCCAGCTCAAGGCTGAAATCCTCAACTCCCCCCGCGGCCGACTGGCTGCCGGCCTGACGGAGGACACCGTGGGCGGGTTGGGCGGCGGCGTCCGCCAGGCGCTTTCTACGGCGATGCAGGGCGGCGACATCCGGGGGGCGATCGCCCAGGCCCTGGCCGGCACCGCCGATCGCCTGGCCCAGACCACCCTCAATTCCATCCTGGCCCCCCTCGAACAGCTGCTCACCGGGAACCTGTTCCAGGCCCTTAGCGGCTTCAGCGGGGCGGCCGGGCAGCAGATGACCGCAGCCCAGCTGATGCTGCGGGCGGGTCAACTGATGGCCCAAAGCGGCGTGGGCAGTGGCTTTACACCAGGTGGCGGTGGCGGGCTGGGGTTGATCGGCGACATCTTCGGAGGCCTGGGCCCGGGTGCGGGGCTGGTCGGCGCCGGCATCAAGGGCCTAGGCAGCGCCTTCAATGTCACCGACTTCCCGATGGCCCAGTTTGCCGCCGGCGGTGTCTCCCATGGCCCCAAAAGCGGGTACGCGGCCATGTTGCATGGCACCGAGGCGATTGTTCCCCTGCCGAACGGCCGTAGCCTGCCGGTGCAGCTGCAGGGAGGGGCGGCCGGCGGCGGCTGGGGCGGCGGATCAATCACCATCCCGATCAGCGTCGACGCCACGGGCACGGCCGTCGCCGGCAACAACGAGAAGGGTTCGAGGTTGGGCGAAATGGTCGGCCAGGCGGTGAAAGAGGTGCTGATCCGCGAGAAGCGCCCCGGCGGCATTCTCTACAACTGATGCCCTTCACCCTGCCAGCCAGCCCCCGGCCGATCTACCCGGCAACCGAAACCACCAAGCCGGAGCTGCGGGGCAGCCAATTTGGCGACGGGCCAGAAGACCGCAAGGCTTTGGGCCTCAACCAGTTCCCCGTCACCCTGCCGCTGCAATGGGCGCCGCTGCCAATGGACCAGGCCGAGATCCTCACCACCTTTTTTGAGGCGCGACTGCGCAACAACCAGGCCTTTCTCTGGACGCCACCGGACCGCCCCGAAGCTCGTTGGCGCTGCCCGCAATGGTCGCTGACTGGGGCTGGCCGCAACTTGTATGTGCTCAGGGCCGTTTTTGAGCAGTCCTTCGGGATCCGATGACCTACTCCACCTTTCCGGCGGTGCCGTTGAAATGCGAGCTGAGCAAGGAGGGGCGCAGCCTCGCCACCAAACAGCCCTTGGGGGACGGCTACACCTACATCACCCAGTTCGGCCTGCATCCACTGGAAGAGACCTGGCGGGTGCAAATGCTGATCAAGCTCAGTGAAGCAGCCACGGTCCGGTCTTTTCTTGAGGCCCGGGCAACCGATGGGAAACCATTCCTCTGGACGCCGCCAGACCATGCCGGGGGCAGCACTCCCATGTGGAAGGTCGAAGAATGGCCAATCGCTAGGGAATTTCAGTCCAGAGTGAAGATTGATCTGCTACTGCGTCGGATTTGGGGAAAACTGGCACCATTCGGGTCCAGATTTGGTGTGCCGCATTACTGCCGCGGACAACCTAATCTTGAGGGTGGCGTTTGGGTTCGGTGGGTTGGGGTCCAGTGGTCGGAACAAGAATATGGATCGGAAAACCCAATCACAATCAACGTGACTACCTCGTGGAAGCCATTGCGTAACGCAAGTGGGCAGTTGATAACATATGGCATTGGTGGGATAGAGTGGTCACTTAGCCTCCAGGGCCGGCCCGAAACTGCCTATAGCGCTGAATTTTATGTTGGTCCTTGGTACTCAAACATAGACATTTATATTCCAACATGGTTATCTGGGGGCGGCATTGCTGGCACTATGAATGTGTTTTATCTTTACACGGCAAACCCAACAGAGGCTCTTCGATCTGACTACACTAATTCTGGCTTTTCTTATTCACGGTACTCTCCCGACACTTCCAACTTCGCCACATCCAGAGGCCGTTGGGAATTCGCCAACGCCGCCTATGAAGTGATATTCACCTGGGATGGATATCCCAGGCTGCGTCCAGGTGCCGTAATCTAAACCATGATGGATGCAGTACTGCGCGCTGAACTCGCGTCGATGGAACCTGGTTCCATCATTGAATTGTTTGAGATCGAAACCAACTGCAGGATCCACGGCGTCGATCAAGTTTTCAGGTTTTCGGGCACCTATAGCGCTTCCAGCACAGTGATACCAGTGATTTGGGCTGGTAATTCCTATTGGCCAATCACAATTGAAGCCGAGGGCTTTGCTTATGACGGCAAAGGGGTGCTGCCTACACCCACATTGCGGCTGGGCAATGTCAATGGTGAAATCTCCGCAATCCTCAATGAGGTCAATGCCTTCACCCCAGGCAACGACCTTGGCCTGGCCAAGTTCACCAGAATCAGGACCCTAGCCAGGTTCCTTGATGCCGCTAATTTTGATGATGGGGTGAATCCTTACGGCACACCCAATCCGGCTGCGACATTTCCGCCAGAGATTTACTACTTTGACAAGAAAGAGCTTG